ACCACCGTCACGTTGGTGGGGATGCACAGCCGCTCGACGGTCACGCCCAGGCCGTAGGTGTGGGCCGGCAGCATGAAGAACTGCCCGGCCGGATCGGTGTGCAGCTCGGCTTGCGTCAGGCACCGGTCATCGAACGCCTTGGGGTCCACGACGTGGCCCGGGATGTGCCGGAACACGCGGAAGTCATGGCCGCTCAGCCGCAGGTCGTAGCCGTAGCTGCTCAGGCCATAGCTGAGCACCGGCCGGCCGTCCGGCGCCTGGCGGATCTTGCCATCCGCGAAGGGGTGGATCATCTGGCCCCCGCGCTCGCGGATCCAGTGGTCGGGTTTGGGCATGGTGGCGTGGTGACGGTGCAGTCCTGGGGCGCTACAAGCGGCGCACCAGGCCGGTGATCACGTCGCGGGTGGGCTGCAGGCTGCCGAAGTTCTTCAGGACCGTCTCGCTCAGCGCATCCATCACCAGCACGCTGTGGCCGGCCCGGTGGTAGCGCTCGACGCCTGCGGGGTCGTTGCGCAGCGCGATGCCGTGGTCGGTGTTCATCACCTGGGGCACCCGGGCGCCCGTCACCGGCCCCTCGTGCCATCCGGGGCTCCACCAGTCCGCCCCCGTGGTGGCCATCCACCCATCACCGGCGCCGGGGGTGAAGCTGACGCCGACCGGAATCCGGGTCTGGGTCTTGATGTGCCGCACCATCGCCCGCTGCCAGGCATGGCTGCTGGGCCGCAGCTCGTTGCCGACCTCCAGCACCACCTGCAGGCCCTCGACCGCAGCGATCACCCGGTCGACGTGCTCGCGCTGGTACCGGTTGTGGCGCCCCAGCTGGTGGACCTGCTCCGGCCGGCTGTGGGCGATGCCCTGGTGGTTGTTCCCGCTGCGGAACGGATGCCCGTGCCAGCTGTTGGCATAGGCGGGCTGGGTGCCCTCGAACAGGATCACGTTGCAGATGCGCCCGGCGCGGTTCGATGCGACCACGAACTGGCGCAGGCGGCGGTAGAGCTCCGGGTTGGGCCGGCTGAGGTCGTAGCGGCCATCGCGGCGCAGCCAGGCCATCGGTTCCACCGCCATGGGCCGGCCCTCGCCCCCGGCGTACTTGCTGCCTGTTGTGTCCCAGACGGGGGCTTCCCAGAGCCAGGCGGCGGTGAAGTTGCCCACCAGCTGCTGCTGCTGGATCCGGGCGCCGCCGATTGACTGGGGGCCGTGCCAGCTGTGGCTACCGATCAGCCGCAGGCGCTCGCCACCGTGCTCGAACCAGGCGCCTTGGGTGGTGATCTGGGCCATGGTGCGAACCGGGGCTGATCTGCTGCTGATCCGTACCAGAACCAGCCGCGCACAGGTTACAGGCCCGGCACCAGCAGCGCCAGCTGCACCGCCGGCAGGGCCTCCAGTTCATCGCGGCTGCGACCACGGGGCTGCCGTTCCCGCTTCTTGGGGGTCACGCTGGCAACGGTCAGCGCCAGCTCCTGCTGCCGGTAGGTGATGACCGGGCGGTTGCCGGCCGCCATGGCGACGCAGTTGTGGAGGGCCCGCAGCGATCGATGGGGGAACCCGTCGCGGCTCAGCCCCTCCCAGTACCGCTCGATCAGGCCGCGATCACCCGGATGCAGTAGACCCCAGGCACGCTGCAGCAGGCCCCACAGCGGCGCCAGCACGTCCTCCTCCACCTCGGCATCGGGCTGGCCCTGCAGGTGGTCCTGCAGCTCGGTGGTGCCGGCCATGGCGCCCAGCATCTCCTCCAGCTCCTCCGCGCTGATCCCACAGGCTTCGCAGACCGCATCGACCGGTGCGCCCTGCTCCAGCATCCGCCGGGCCTTGGGGCCCACCTCCCGCCAGCGGCTGGGGTAGCGCACGTGGTAGCCCTTGTCCCGGAACCAGTGCAGGATCTCGCCCTGAATGAAGGGGCAGGCGATGGTGCTCAGGCTGTAGGGCCGGCCGCTGCGGGGATTGATGCGCAGCGGGTCGTAGCGGCGCACGCCCTTGACCAGGCCCATGAACGCCAGGGCCTCCATGTCGTCATAGGCCATGCCGCTTTTGCGCGACCAGCGCCAGGCAACCGAGCGGGCCAGGTCGAGGTTGCGGCTGATCAAGTCCTCGCTGTCGATCACCTCCCCGGTTTCAGGGTGGACGATGCGCCAGGGCCTGAGCCGCTCGCTCAGTGCTCCCGCACCATCACCCGCCCCTGCCAGGCGATCAGCCCGCCGGGACCGGCGGCGAGCTGGGCCGGGTTCGGCTGCTGCCACTCGCCCCCGTAGGCCCGCAGCTGCAGCATCCCCTGGTGGATCCGCCACCAGCCCCCCACTGGCCAGCCCCTCAGCTGCTCGCTGGTCACGGTCTGCAGGGCCTCCAGGGGATCGGCGGTCGGGGGCTGCTGGGCCATCGGTGGCGGTGAGGATCATGGGAGGTTGCCGGTGGTGGTTGTGCTCATCGGAACGCCAGCGGCTTGGGTTCCGGCCGGCGCCACTCGACCGCACTGGTCGTGTCGGTGGTGTCGAGCGGGTTCAGCTGCTCCTCCGGGCCCGATGCGCCACGGCCATGGGACACGGTGGTCACGCGCATGGGGCCGGTGCCGGCGCAGAAGTTCAGGGCCTGGCTGGTTTCGTCCACCAGGTCATCGAACGTGCCCGACGGGAAGGCCAGCAGTTGGGTGGTGTATTCGCCGAGCCATGGCGCATGGCGGGGCAGGAACACGCGGCCCTGGCGGAACTGAACGGCGGCGGCCTCAGCCCGGGCAACCTTGCCGCCCATGGGGTTGACGGCATGAACCATGAAGCCGGCGGCCTCGCGCTTGAGGGTGTCGATGATCGCGGGGCCGTTGGCCTTGTCCTCGATCAGCAGCTCGGTGAACGCCCAGACCGGGTGCAGCTGCCGCAGGGTCTGCAGCGTGTCGTGGAACCCCATGCGGCGGTTGATCTGATCCAGCCGGAACATGCCCTCCTGGGTCTGCAGCCACAGACCGATGCCAACCATGTCTGACCCGGCGCTGTCCTTGAACGTCGCGTCGACGGATGCGAGCCGGCGGATGCCGCGATCCGGCAGCAGCAGGTCACCGTCCTGACCCTCCTGACCCGGCAGCACGTAGTGCCGGATGCTGTCGCGGCTGAAGATCGTGCCGGATGCCTCGGTGGGCGCCTGCTGGTAGAGCGCTTCCCAGTCGCGGCTGGGCGTGTTGGCCCGCTTGCGCTCGATCCAGGGCTCATCGAAGCGGCTGGGGTCGAGGGCCTGGCCCGGGGTGCGGTCGTCAGCCTCGCGGGTGACGGTGCGGGGCAGGGGCTTGATGTTGTTGGCGGGCACCGCCTGGATCGGCATGGAGACCACATGCCAGGGCTCGCACTGCGCCTCCAGGCCCTCCTTCTCCAGCTCCTCGTTCTTGGCCAGCAGGTAACCGATCAGGTCTGCGCTGTGCCAGCGGGTGTGCACGATCACCACCGCATTGCCGGGCTCCTCGCGGGTGCTGAGCACCGAATCCCACCAGCTGTGCACCTGCCGGCGCCAGGCGGCTGATTCCGCCATCTCGCGGGACTTGATCGGGTCATCCACCACGATCAGATCACCGGGGTTGCCGGTGCCGCCGCCGACCCCTGCGGTCCACAGGCCGCCGATACCGCTGGTGCCCCACTTCTTGACGCCACCGGAGGTGGGGGACAGGGCACCACCTGAGGCAGTGAAGTAATCGCGGGCATCCTGGCTGAACCCCTCGGCCAGGGTGGCGGTGTGGCAGCCGATGCCGGCCGAGCGGTTGGGGTAGCGCCGTAGGAAGTAACCGGGCAGGAAGATCGAGAAGATCGTGGACTTGAAGTGTCGGGGGGGCAGCTCCACCATCAGGCGGCGGATCTCCCCATCAGCCACACGCTGCGCCAAGGCCACTAGGCGGTGGGTGTGGGGCGACCAGGGGAACGAGGGGCAAACCGAGCGGATGTAGTCCTCGAGGGTGCCGGTGTAGGGGGCCTGGGGCTCCCCAGTGGTGACTGGCGGCTCCAGGACGCTGCCGCCGGCCCTGCCGGCCAGGATGCTCACGACACCAGCTGCGCCAGGCGGGCAGCTCCATGGATGCAGCCAAGCGCGACGTTCAGGTGGCCGGTGCGGCGGGCCTCCATCTGCAGGGTGCTGTACTGGCTGAGCAGATCAGCGATCATCTGGTCGCGGTGGATTTCGGCCCAGTCGGCCTTGATCAGCTTGCGGGCGCGGGCGATGTAGGTCTCGGTTTGACGCTCACCGATACCCCATTGCTCCGCAGCAAAGCGAAGGCAATCAGAGCGCTTGCCGCCGTTAGC